TTTGTGAGGATAGAAAAGTACAAGGACACCGACAAGGGGACATACTTAATTATATCCGTCCCGATTAAAGGCCTCGGCGAAGTCCTCAGCAAAAAAAAGATTAAGGATGCAGAAATCCGGCTGGATGATGGACGGCATATATCCGCCGAGCAGCGTAAAAAGGCATATGCCACGATACGTGACATAGCGTCTTATACTGGCTATCTTCCAGAGGAGCAGAAGGAGTGGTTGAAATACTTACATATAGTGAAAACAGGATGCGGATATTTTAGCCTTGCAGACTGCTCTATGGATACGGCGCGGGAGTTTATTAACACCATATTGGAGTACGCGGTGGAAAATGGAATCCCATTAACGGATAACGCTGTGGAACGTACCGATGATATTAACCGATACCTGTATTTTTGTATAAAGCATAAAAAATGTGCGATATGCGGAAGAGATGGGGAAATACATCATTGGGATGCTATCGGCATGGGAAACAACCGCAATACCCTAGACGATTCGGACCATCGAAAGATATGCCTATGCCGGGAGCATCACACAAATGCGCATCAGCGTGGGAGGGAGAGCTTCCAAAAAATGTATAAAGTATATGGAATTATCTACAAGGAGGATGAGGAAAACGAACAGCAGGAACAAGGGCGCGAGTGGAGAACGAGAGCTTGCGCGGAAACTGAAGGAATACGGCTATGAAGCGCGCAGAGGACAACAATACTGTGGTTCGAACGGCGACGCTGATGTGGTTGGGCTACCAGGGATACACATCGAATGCAAGCGAGTAGAGCGTCTGAACCTGTATGATGCTTTGGCGCAATCTGTTGCGGATGCAAAGACAGACGAGAAGCCGACCGTATTCCATCGAAAAAATAATTGCGGCTGGCTCGTTACCATGAGATTTGAAGATTTTATGGAGTTATACGGAGATAGCCGGTAATGTGGTGAAACATGTTATAAGGAAGAGGATTAAACTTGGCTGGTACAAGGTTTTAGATAATCCTAACACAGTTGAAACACTGGCGCAATAAGCGCGAAAGAAACTACTAATTCGGGACTTGTTGGGGCGTATATATCACGGACATGACGGGGACCTCCTGTTACCCCAGCGCCGGGGGCAAGCGGCGCATCCCCCACAGGAGAAAGATCATGAACATTTTAGATTACATTCCGACCGGTCATAAAAACGCTGTTTCCAGACGCTGGCTGCAGACCACAACGCACATGAGTGATCGGATGGTGCGGCGGCTGATCGCAGAAGTAAATAAAAACGACTGCGATGCGGAGCTGATTATCAATCTGCAGGATGGTAAAGGGTATTTTAGACCGGCGGAAGATGAAAAGAATCTGGTTCGCAACTGGATGGCAATAGAAAGTTCCCGAACTGCTGAGAATCGCATGAATGTGGATGCAGCGAAACGGTATCTACGAAAAGATAAGAAGCCACTGGAAAACGAGTTGGAAAAGAACCAGGTCACAATGGACGAATGGCTTGCGAGCCTGAATGGAGGCGGATAAGATGCCAAACAGGATTTTAAAAGAAAGCATCTGCCGATCAGATACGATCGACCAGCTGAGCTGGTTCGAAGAAGTCCTGTTCTACCGCCTGATCGTATCGTGTGACGATTATGGAAGATTTGACGGAAGACCTGCGATTATCCGCGGGACATGCTTTCCGCTAAAGGATATTACAAATAAGACGATTGCTGATGCCCTGCAGAAGTTGACGTCTGTAGGCTTGGTCCGAGAATATTACGTTCAGGGACGACCGTACTTACACATGGTAACTTGGGGAGATCACCAGCAAGTGAGAGCGAAAAAAAGCAAATATCCAGCGGAAGAAAGCAACTGTGAGAATCTGATATCAGATGATATCAATTGCAATCAGATGATATCGAACGATTGCAATAGTCCCCGTAATCCAATCCAATCCGAATACGAATCCAAAACAATATCGCGCGAGGGACCAGAGCGGTTTGAGGACTTTGCTGCAGCGTACCCAAAGGCAGGAGCAGACCTGCCGGGAGTGGCTGTGGAATACTTAAACACACTGCGGATGGGTGTAACTGCGAATGATCTTGTACAAGCAGCGAAGAATTACGCAGAAGCTTGCCAGATACGCAGGACGCAGCCACAATATGTGCTGAACGCCGAAAATTTTCTGCGAAAGCTGAAATTTGACGAGTATCTGCCAGAGAAGTACAAGAAGCCGAAGCCGCCAAAGCGGCAGCAGACCAGCGTTGACCAGTACAACCAGTTCATGAAAGCAGACTACGACATGGACAGCCTGGAAGCTGCCCTGCTGGGGAAGTGAGGCAGATATGAGAGCAACAAAGGATTGCGCCTATCCGGTCTGTGAGACCTGCCAGCATCCAGACTGCATTATGTCTGGCACGGATATAAGGGCGCTGTTAAAGCGTCGGCAGCGGCAGGCAGATCCGGAAGCATACCGGCAGAAGCAGCGGGACTACAGAAGCAGGATAAAAGCAACGCTGCCGCACTGCGATGGCTGCGAATCCTGCGTACTGGTCCGCAAAGAGAAACAGGACGGATACAGGAGGCTGTGCATTGCAGAGATGCGCCTGATCGAACAGAAGGTAGCAAACAGTCCGCAGTGGTGCAGGAAGAGAGGAAAGCGAAATGGGACGAAAGATAATCTTGTACGACCTATACAAGAACGATGAGTACCAGGGACGGTACAAAGCAAAAGAGCTTATGTATTTGCTGGGCATGTCCCGAGAAACCATAGCCAGCCGGGTTTACCACGGGGTAAAAACAAAGGATGGCTACGAGATTATGAGAGCGGAGCCGGACGGATGGGCAGAGAGCTGGGAGCGGGCATGTGCGCCGCTCAGGAGAAAATAACATGATGAACATGATGGAGGTAAGAAGCTGATGAGAGCATTCTTTGGGGCATTCTTTGGGGCGGTTATCGCGATCGGCATTGCGGCGGTTGCTGGTGGCTTGTTTTGCGCAGTGTACACCGTAGGGGAGTACATCGTAGAAACAGAATATGAAAAGCGATACGGAGCGCAAAACTGGGAAGAAAAGCGGAGAGAACGTAAAAAAAGGGCTATGAAAGAGTTAAAGTGCATGCTAAAGCTTATTGCATACATAGCAATATTTTCAGCTGCGGTACTGTTTGGAAATTTTGTAGCAGAATTGCTTGCAGCATTGGTCTAAAGACTGTTGGCGGATACGAACGGGAGAATTGGGTAACATGGGGAAAATAAAATTATTATCACTTTTTTCGGGCATCGGAGCTTTTGAGAAAGCGCTGGACAGGATCGAAGCGGAATATGAATTGATCGGATACTCAGAAATTGATAAATATGCGTCAAGATCATATGCAGCAATCCATAATGTAGCAGAGCCATTAAATTTGGGGGACATCAAAAAAATTGATGAAAAAAAGCTGCCAAAAGATATTGACCTGATTACATATGGGTTTCCGTGCCAGGATATTTCGACAGCGGGAAAACAGCTGGGATTCTTAGATGCAAATGGGAACCAGACAAGATCAGGATTATTTTTTGATGCACTAAGAATTATAAAAGCAACAATGCCAAAGGTTGCAATCGCAGAAAATGTAAAAAATCTGACCGGGGAAAAATTTAAAAATGAATTTAAAACAGTACTGACATCCCTGGAAGAGGCAGGATATAACAATTACTGGGAAATATTAAATGCAAAAAAATATAATGTGCCGCAAAACAGAGAAAGGGTATTTATCGTCAGCATACGGAAAAATGTCGATACGGGGGGATTTAAATTTCCAGAGAGTTTGCCACTTAAACGGAAACTTAAAGACGTATTGGAACAAGAGATTGAGGAAAAATATTATGTGTCGTCTGCGCGATTAAACGGGATGATGGAGCATAAAACGCGAAACCAGAAAAATGGAAATGGTTTTGGGGCGGTGATAAATGATCCTGATACTCAAGACGTGTCGCCTTGTATACGGGCAAGATATTACAAGGACGGAAGCGAAAGCCTTATACGGGTAAAGCAGATTGCAAATATAGTGCCAACAAAAACAAGAGATAATCCGAACCAGGGCAGAGTGTATGATACAGACGGATTATCCCCTGCGCTTAATTGGAGCATGGGTGGAGGCCGCCAGCCATTTATTGTGGCAAGCCGGGGACGCAATCCGGAAAATCCATCAGATAGGACACCAGGAGCGCCAACGGTGCAGAGATTAGAACCGAACAGACAGGGAATATGCAACACCATAACGACTACGCAAAAAGATAACTATGTGTGTGAACCGCCTGAAATGCGGGTGCGGAGACTGACCCCGAAAGAATGCTTTCGGCTGATGGATTTTGACGACGAGGATTTTGCCAAAGCGCAAAAAGTAAACAGCAACACACAGCTTTATAAGCAGGCAGGAAACAGCATAGTTGTGGCATGTCCGATGTACATCTTTAAAAACTTAATGAATGCAAAAATACTATGACAGGAGAATAATGATGGCAATATGGATTAAAACGCCGCCGGATGCCGAACCGGTATGGATGGCGGCAGATAACCGGATCAGGGAGCTGGCGCTCTCGATCGAACGGCGTGCAGGTATCGCACCGGATGCAGATGGGCTTCGGAAAATCCGGGAGTGGGCAACAGAGATTGTTTGCCAGTGCGACATGGTGGAGCGTGTGCAGGAACAGGCAGAACCGGCATGGAAGAGTGAGCTGCAGGATGCGTTCCTGCGGGGCAGCAGATTATAAAATCGAAAGGAAATTTTATGGAAACATACAAGGGATTTAATAAAAACATGACCGCAAAAAATGGATACAAATATGAAGAAGGAAAGGAATACGAAGAGGAAAAGGCAGTTGCCTGTGAATGTGGCTTTCATGCATGTGAATATCCACTGGACTGCTTTGGATATTACAGCCCGGCAAATAGCGTTTACCATATCGTAGAGCAAAGCGGAGAGCTTAGTAAAAATAGCAGTGATACAAAGGTTGCGTCCACAAAGATTAAGATCGGCGCAGAGATTTCGATTGCTGGACGCGTTAAAGCGGCAATCGAATATACAAAAGAGAAGGCAAAACCTGAAAGTGACGCTACAGGATACTGCGGCGCATCCTCCGCAACAGGCAACTACGGCGCATCCTCCGCAACAGGCAACTGCGGCGCATCCTCCGCAACAGGCAACAAAGGCGCATCCTCCGCAACAGGCTACTACGGCGCATCCTCCGCAACAGGCAACTACGGCGCATCCTCCGCAACAGGCGACTACGGCGCATCCTCCGCAACAGGCTACAAAGGCGCATCCTCCGCAACAGGCTACAAAGGCGCATCCTCCGCAACAGGCGACTACGGCGCATCCTCCGCAACAGGCAACTGCGGCGCATCCTCCGCAACAGGCTACAAAGGCAGTGCGATTGCTGGAGACCCAGAAAGCATTGCAGTAGCTTGGGGATACAAAGGGAAGGCCAAAGGCGTTATTGGTTCGTACCTTGTTCTTGCGGATTGGGAAGGAAACGAAAATAATTTCTGGACACAGGAAGAATGGTCTTTAAAAGGCGCAAAGATGGTGCGCGTGGATGGCGAAAAAATCAAAGCTAACACATGGTACATGATGGAAAACGGGGAAGTCGTGGAAGTAGAGGAAGAGTGAATGAGAGCGAAAGAAATAAATTTTTGCCCGTTCCGCGCACAACAGTAACTTATCCACCGATGTTAAAAGGAGACGGAAACGTTACAAAAGCATACTTTGAGCCGTGTTTAAAAGAAAAATGCCCGGCATTTTATATTTTACATGGAGAGCGTGGAAAAGAGTTTGAACGGTGTAAAGGGTTAAGATAAATAGAAAGGGATCCGCCGCATGGAAGATGCGCGGCGGATCATTGCAGGAAAATAAGAAATGGGAATGACAAGGAATCAACTTAATCTAGTTCGGTACGTAGCTGAAAACAATATGAAAAAAGCAAAAGATGCTGCTCTTTGCTGCTGCGTTGAAGATACAACTCAGAAAAACCATTATGCAGTCACTAAATATCAAATTCTGTTGCGATCTGGCGGAATGAATCTGATGGAGCTTCCTGCAAGTGTTTCGGGGTTTGCCACGATGGAAGACCTGACAAATACATACTTAGAAAACAGATATTACCTGACAAACGAAGAAAAGGAATTGTTCGAACTGATCAAAAACATGAACGATGTGAGCTTACAGCTTATGGAGAAACAGATCCCGTATCTAAATGCTACACTGCTATATGGTGAAAGCGGAGTAGGGAAGACTGAATTTTCGAGATATGTTGCTTATAAACTGGGTTTGCCATATCTGTATGTAAACTTTTCTAGAATGCTGAATAGCTATCTTGGGGGAACTGCTAAAAACCTGACAAGCTTATTTCAGTGCATCAACCAGCAGCAATGTGTTGTCATGTTGGATGAAATCGACAGCCTTGCTGTAAAAAGACAGTATGGGCATGATGGAGCAAGCTCAGAAATATCACGAAGTACAACCTGCCTATTGCAGTTGCTAGACGCAGTCACAAATGACCACATAATTATTGCTGCAACTAATCTGATCGAAGACGTAGATACAGCTGTAAAGAGAAGATTTACAGAAAAACACGAGCTGCATAGACTGTCTTCCGAAGATAATGAGCGGTTTATCTGTCAATATCTTAATGATACAGGTTTTCCATACGATTTGCGGTCTGTTAAAAAGTATGCCGAAGAAAATCACTCACAGGCTGAAATTATGACGCATGTGGCAAGAAGTATTGCCAATATGTTAATTGAGGGGGATGAAATGGTATCACTGTAAATTTTAGTTTAAGAAAGACAAACAGAGAGGAAACGGATCCACTAAAAAGGATACTGGATGGATAGGGTACAGTAAAATGAGTCTGGACAGATGCGTTTTGCACAATAATTGGAGATCAGGAATGTATAAAAACGCAGAGGGCTACCGCGATGAAACAGCCTGCCGGGCAATCATCGCGGTAGCAAGAGAAGAGAGAATAAAGAGTAGAAAGTTGAAGGAGGAAAAGGATATGGGAACAGAAAATAAAACCGGAGAGGTTTGGAGAACACGAACTGTCACAGGGACAGAGAAGATTGTGCTGGTGGTAGCAGACCACGGGGCAATGGCGTATGTAATTCACTTGGCGGAAGAAGGTGTACACACAGACATCGAGGTAAATTGCGAGGGGCTGCGGTATGGCTCCAGCGATCGAATGTATTATGTGCCATCCAGAAGTTTTGAGGAATACCTCCGTACAGTAACAGATGAGCAGCTGGCAGATGTGAAAAACAAGCTTGCGGCGGCGATCGGGATTGAACCGCAGATCGTAGAGAAGGAGGTTGTTCGGGAAGCACCGGTGGAAATTCCGAGCAATATCGCTCCTGCGGAGCCACAAAAATGTTGTGATGCAGAGGTGCAGGAGCTTATGATCCGGGCAGAAAGAGCCGAAGCTCTACTGGAAGAGTACAGAGAGCTGTATAAACAGATGCTTGCAAAAGTGTAATTGCTAGGAGGTGACACTAATGGATAAAAAAGACATTGTTGTAGTCATTGAAGGGTGTATGTGGTTTCTTAGTTTAGTGCTTTTTCTTCTGGCAAGCGTTGTGGGAGCTATCGGAAGGTTTGAGCTGACAATTCTTTCATTTGCGTTAGGTGTTGCAGCGTTTTTTTTGCATTATTTAAGGCAATGATCTTCTTTCTTATAATAGTGTAGCAAATTGAAACAAGTGAATATGCATGCGCCAAGTAGAAAGAACAAAATAGTATATTTAATGTATTGGGGCGTTCCATATTTGGGATTTTTATAGCGAAATTTAAGATAGCATATAGAAAATCCCAGGACACCAGATGCAATAGAACCAAAGATAATTCCAGCAATAACTTTAGGGGAATGGAGAATGATTGAAATTTTTTGCTTATTAAGATTCTTATCTCTTAATACAGAAATGATAAGAAAGACAAAATAGGCAAAAGGAACTATGGAAATAGAAATCATTAAAAACGGCGTGATATCTATTGAATTGAAAGTGAAAAAGGCATTAGGGATTCCGTGTAATAATATGTAATAGGTTTTAGCATCGTACTGAAAATCAATTACGATAAATCCTAAAGAATTCATAAGGTAAATACAGACGTTGATAAGGCAAAAGAACCCGACAATTAAAGAGATGCTTTTTTCAAGCTTTAGTTTTTCACAATTGCAGGATGATATTTTTTCAATGGAAGAGCCAAGCCCAGATAAGAAATAAAGAAACATCATTGGTAAGTATAATTCTTCGGAAACAAAACTGTTTAGGGAAACAGCCATGAAAATATTGATGATGCAAGTAAGAAGTTGTGTGCCAAGATTTGTCTTTGTATTCATAAAATCCCCTCCGTAAATGATAGCTGAAAAACTATCTACATCATAGCATATAGTAAACGTAATATCAATTAATGACAATGGGAGAGGAAGACCAGAAAGGAGCGATACCAATGGATAAGAAACTTTTATCCGACTACATAGACGCCTGTGAGCTGATCCGGGAGACCAAGCAGCAGATCAGGCGGTGGGAACATGATGTTTATGAGACAGGAGATATTGGAAAAAGATGGAACAAAAGGAAATGAGCAAGGCATATGCTGTAGATTTCGACGGGACGCTGTGTGAAAACAGGTGGCCGGAAATCGGGAAACCGAATCAGGAATTGATCGGTTATCTGATCGGACGCAGGCAGCAGGGAGATAAAGTAATCCTGTGGACCTGCCGGAGCGGGGAGCTGCTTCAGAATGCAGTAGAGTGGTGCCAGGGACATGGTTTGAAATTTAACGCCGTGAATGAAAATCTTCCGGAAAGAATTGAATTTTTCGGAGGGGACTGCCGGAAGGTGGGAGCTTATGAAAAAGATAAGAGCAATAGCCGTTGTGATGGCAATGACAGTATTTTTAAGTGGGTGCTACGATTATGGAAGGGACATTACCATAATTTGTCCGGTAATAAATTATATGGCTGTGGACGGTGGAGCGATTGTTATATACGAGATGGACGGGGAACGCAGGGAGAAAAAATTTTTAGAAAAAGATGTTTACGCCTGCGATGAATCCAGCCGGATCATTGCGGTAGGGAAGGTGTACGAGGATGGATCGAAGTCGTTGAGGTTGTACCTGTACCTTAGCGAGGAGGATTATGCGCAGTACACGAAATATAGGTTTGATTTGGATTAAATGAGTATTTAGGCGAATAAGCCGGAAAGGGAAGAGGAAATGAAAGAACAGAAATTGTTGATTAAACTGAGCATTTAGAAAAACAGAGGGGAAGCCGCAGAATTACACCTAACCGGTCAGATCCGGCGCGCCAGCTTGTGTGCTGGTTCCCTCTGTCTACACAGATAAATCCTGCGGGACTGGGATAGGGTAACAAAAAAATAAAGCAAAAAGAAAGAAGGTGGGAAATGTGGGAACAAGGGACACATACTTTAATGGTTACGGTCTGACATACAATGAGGTAAAAAAAATAGAAGACAAGTGCAAAAACGCAAAGGGGAGGGAATTGGAACTGCTGCTTTTGGCTGCGGAAAGCGCATATGCAGAGTTGGCGCAATATCTGTTTTTTAGCCTGACATCAGGGCTGGGGTATGACAACATCTCAAAGATATGCAACATCCCTATCGGGAGGAAAGATTTTTATGGGTATCGCAGGAAAACGATATATCTATACAACAGCTATATGATACTGGAAGGACATGCAATTGTGTAAAAGGGGTACGCGGATCAGGAAACGAGAATGGTAAAATAGAATAATAACTGTATGGGGTATGATATGAATTGTAATGCTGTCATGAAAAAGCTTCAGCGCGCCATACTGTCCACGGGGCTCGTAATCAAAATTTCTACCAGCCAATTTTACAGCGAAGAGCAGGACAGGATGATAACGATGTGGATCTTAACAACACCTACACTTCAAAACGGGCGGAACGGATGGAGGATGAGGGACTACGAGATCTTACGGACGGCGAGCGCGATTGAGGTGGTGAAATGTTTGACAGATATATGGGAGCAGTCGAAGGGACGGTGAAAAAATGCTAACACCGAAGCAAAAGGCGTTTGCGGATTATTATATAGAGTGCGGGAATGCGACAGAGGCGGCGAAGCGGGCAGGGTATAAGGAGAAAGCGGCATACGCCACAGGCTCCGAAAACCTGAGAAAGCCTCAGATAATTGAATACATCGAAGAACGGCAGAAACAGATTGAGGACAGCCGTATCGCCTCTGCTGCGGAAGTAATGCGGTATTTTACGTCTGTCATGCGAGGCGAGGTGAAAGACCAGTTCGGACTTGACGCACCGCTGGCGGAGAGAACAAAGGCCGCTGTTGAATTGGCAAAGCGAAAGGTTGATGTGGCACAGAACACAGATACCGGCGGAATCGTTATTGTGAATAACATACCGAGGCCGGGGAAGGAATAGTGAATGTTAAGGGAGATTTTGGAAGAGTTATTAAACAAATACCGGGTTGTAAAAACAGACGAAGACCTTGAATGGAATAGAGCGGTGGATATGTGCCGCAATATCATCGAAAAGCACATAAATGATGGCAAGGGCACAAATGTACCTACCAAAGACGGATGGATTTCGGTGGAAGAGCGGCTGCCTAAGGAACATTTGACAATGTTAAAAAATTGTCCGTTTTGCGGGGGAAAAGCAGTTGTACATATCAACGAAGGGGTAAGGGTTGTGTGCAGAGAGTGCGGCGCAACGTCGAAGTGCTTAGTTGATGGCTATTCCAAAGGAAAACCGAATGGAAGCGCTTTAGAGACTGTGATAAAAGCATGGAACAGACGAATACAGTAAACCTTACTGACATCATAGCTCCGGCGTTTTACCCTGCCCACTGGGACATCCTGGACGGGAAGCATACATACTACGACCTGTACGGCGGGCGAGGTTCAACCAAGTCCTCGTTCATATCCGTTGAGATAGTCTTGGGGATGATGCAGGACGCAAAGGATGGAGTTTTTAGCAATGCGGTAGTGTTCCGAAAGGTGGGGAACACACTCCGGGAATCCGTCTTTGAACAGATTGCGTGGGCGATTGACGCGCTGGGAGCCAATGACCTGTGGGCATCCAGCGTCAGCCCCATGCAGTATGTGTATAAGCCTACCGGGCAGAAGATCATTTTCCGGGGGCTGGACAAGGCAAAGAAAACGAAGTCAATTAAGACGAGCCGAGGGTATTTTAAGTATCTCTGGTTCGAGGAACTTGACGAGTTCGCCGGTATTGAAGAAATCCGTACAGTACAGCAGTCTGTTCTCCGTGGCGGGAGCAAGTTTGTGGTGTTCAAGTCCTTTAACCCACCCATCAGCCGGAGTAACTGGGCGAATGTGTATGTCAGCGAGCCGAGAGATGACAGTTATCGGCATAAGAGCGATTATACAAGCGTTCCTGCTGACTGGCTGGGCGATCAGTTTATAGCCGACGCAGAGCATCTCAAGACCACGAATGAGCGGGCATATCGGCACGAGTACCTGGGCGAGCCTGTGGGACTGGGAACCAATATCTTCGACATGCTGGAGATCCGCACGATAACCGACGATGAGATCCAGACATACCAGTCAATTTATCAAGGTCAAGACTTCGGATGGTATCCGGACCCGAAAGCATTTATCCGTGCGGCATATGTCCCGAATAAGGAGAAAATTGTACTGCTGGATGAGCTGGGCGGGTGCAAGATCAGAAACGCAGATATGGCGCAGATGATAAAGGACAAAGGGTACGAAGATTATGCGCTGATGTGCGGCGTGGATGAACAGGAGAGCATTGTGGATCTTCGGGACGCTGGGATCCCTGCCAGAAACGCCATCGTAACACCAGGAAGCCGGAAGTATACCTTTGAATGGCTGCAGTGTCGAACAATTGTCATTGACCCCGCTAGAACACCGCGGGCGTACAAGGAAATTACAGAATATGAGCATGAGGTAGATGAAAATGGGGAGGTAATAGCAGATTACCCAGATGGTAACGATCATTGGATAGACGCCATGCGGTATGCTATATCTCCTATGGCGATGAGAAGAGGGCATAGCGCATAATGGGTTTAATAGCAACTGTTAAAAGGTGGATAGGTATGATATTTAAAAAGCAGGCTGAGAAAGATTTCATGGTAAAGGATACCACGTCTTCGCAGATGATGGCAAAGGTTGCAGAGTGTGCCAACATCTACCGCGGCGCGCCGTACTGGTTAGACGCAGATAATCGAATAAAGACTATCAATTTTGCAAAGGCGGTATGCTCCGAAACGGCGCGGCTCGTCACGCTAGGGATTAAAATCCAGATTGACGGCGGCGAACGCGGGGCGTGGTTGCAGGAGCAGATTGATAAAGCCTATTATAGCATGCGTCATTGGGTAGAGTATGGCTGTGCTTATGGCACGATCATTGTAAAGCCTAATGGCGGCGGGCTTGATATGTTTACCCCTCTGGACTTTTTCGTGACGGAGCAGGACGATAACGGGAATATAACGGGCGTTGTGTTTAAAGACAGCTATGCGGCTAACGATAAGCATTATACACGTCTGGAGTATCACAGGTTTGTCGAGATGCATACAGAGGCGGGCGTGATATACCCGTATGTGATATCCAACAGGGCGTATGTATCAAAGAGCAGCGAATCCCTCGGCGATCCTATCCCGCTGGAGCAGACAAAGTGGGCTGATCTGCTGGAGGAAACGCCGCCGATTCTCAAGGGCGGGAACGAAAGACTTGATTCCCCCATGTACGGAGTGTTCCGCACCCCTGCTGCAAACAACATAGATCTTTCCTCTCCGCTGGGAATGCCGATATACGCAGAAGCCATCGAAGAAATGAAAGACCTGGACATCGCATACAGCCGGAACGCCGGTGAGATATATGACAGCGAGAAGATCATCCTTGCAGATGACAGGCTGATGTTTGACAGCGGGACGAACCTTAACGGGCGCATCCCAGACGTTAAGCTGCCGCACTATGTAAAAAACGTGTTCGGCAACAGCCCGGAAGAGTTTTATCAGGAGATTTCACCGCAGCTTAACACAGCCACACGCCTGGACGGAATCAATGCTCTCCTGTCCCAGATAGGGTATAAATGCGGGTTCTCTAACGGCTATTTTGTTTTTAACGAAGCGAGCGGCATCCAGACAGCGACGGGCGTGGAAGCGGAGCAGCAGCGAACCATCCAGTTTATTAAAGACGTGCGGGACAAGTTGGAGAGTTGTCTGAATGATGCTATATATGCCATGTCGGTGTATGCAGATCTGTACGCGCTTGCCCCTGTCGGGGTTTATGAAGTGGTATACGACTTCGGGGACATCACTTACAACCGCGAAGAGGACAGGGCACGCTGGTGGAGCTATGTTGTGCAGGGCAAGGTACCCGCGTGGATGTATTTCGTAAAATTTGAGGGCATGACAGAGGACGATGCGAAGGCAATGGTGACGGAAGCGCAGCCGAAGGAAACGGGGCTGTTCGGGGAGGAATAAGATGGAGCCGATAACCAGGGAAGAGTATTATCTTGCAAAGATTGCAGGGACATATGAGGGCAAAACGCCCGCGCCCGTGACTATTGAAGAATATTATCTTGCTACTATGGCGGGGGATTATTCCGGCAATACCCCGCAGCCCGTCACGAGAATGCAGTATTACATGGCAAAGGTAGCAGGAGTATGGGGCGGGAGCATCCCTGCGCCCGTGACACGATTAGAATACTACTGGGCGGCGATTGCCAACGGAGAGGGGACAGTCTTTCCACCTGTGACACGAGAGGAGCATTTCTTGGTGTTGGTAGCCGATGCGTACAGCGTTGTGCTCACAGTCGTTACCGGCAACCCCGCCCTCTTGGAAAATTCAAAGGGGAATCGTGGGCTGGAATCCCTTACCCTATACGGCAAATCAACGCAGATGAACACGACTGGGGCACAGTTATTACCGTTTGAGGTAGGGAAAAAGGGCATAAATTTTGAGGTATTTGAAGATGGGATAGCGCTATCCTGCAAAAAAGGAACCGATATCTATGCAGTTGGACGACCAGGCTATGCGTTTGAAAGTGCATATGACGATTTCCCGTTATTAGCACCGGGAGAATATTATATTTATTCAGACGGCAAATATGTGGAATTATTTGCCGTTACATTTGTAAATGGAGAATATTTAATTTTGGGAATTTCCGGAAATGGATCTGCTGCGAAAATTAAAGTAATTGCTGGATATAAATTTCGGATATTTCTTAGATGTAAAGAAGACTTTGATGGCAAGGTTAAGGCGATTATATCCAAAAGATATCCAACTGCATCCAATTACGAGCCTTACACCGGCGGCAAGCCCTCCCCGTCACAGGAGTACCCGCAGGAGATTGAAAGCGTAGGGCAGGATGGCGAGATTGAGGTTAAGACACTGGGCGCGAATCTGTTTGATGCTTCCACTGCATTAAAAACACAGATAGATGCAGGACTTCTGCATATAAACGATTCCGGAGAGGTAGTTTTAAACGGAACTTTTGGTACAAATAACCGAAATTTTTACATAACGTTAAAACCTGGGGTATATTGTCTAACAGGTGGCGCTATATGGCACATTATTGCATCTAAAGATTCCGTATTTGATCGAATATTAACAATTGATGAAGAAACAACTTATCACTGTTATATTAGCAATGGGACATATAACGAAGTAGTGTCTAATCCGATGATTAACGCAGGCTCAACCGCCTTGCCATACGAACCCTACAAGCCCGCCCAGACCCTCATCATTCCCACACCAAACGGTCTTTCTGGGATCCCGGTATCATCCGGCGGAAACTACACAGATGCAGACGGGCAGCAGTGGGTATGCGACGAGGTGGATTTTAAAAAAGGAGTGTATGTGCAGAGGGTCGCAACAGAAACACCAAAAGCAAAGTGGAAAAATTTTGAAGAAACCGCTGATGTTCCAAACAGATATCGTATTTCTGGAGCCCTTGTAAATAGATATAGGGATGGTTCGACTAAGTGTTTAATCTCACATGGTATTTATACAAATTGGGGAATTGCTCCCGGATGGGCATTAAATTCAACAACTTTTTATTATCATCCCAAAGAAGATGTTACAAAAGAAGAGGCTAAAGAACAGATTCTTGGTTTTATAAACTCAGCCAATCCATTGACGTTTTTAGGGCAGCTTGAAACACCGATCGAAAAACCTCTTACCACAGAGCAGCTTGCCACTTATAAAGCCCTGCGAACCTACAGCCCAACAACGACCGTGGCAAACGATGCGGAAGCGGGGATGAGCGTGGGATACGCAAAGATGAAATAAGGGTACGCCATAAAATGCGGGAGGTGGTAGAATGGAACTGGATACGAAAGTTGGGGACGTGGAGATTAAGCTCGATACGTCCCGCATAGACGATAATCTGCTGGAAGCCCAGAAGCTTTTGAATATGCAGGTAGTGGCGGACAGCGCCCCCTTCGTTCCATTCCGGCAGGGTGCACTAAGAAACAGTGTAAGATATCCAGACGGGGTATACGGCGGCATCGTTGAGTATGACACGCCATATGCTCATTATTTGTACAAGGGCGTTGTGTACGGTCCGAATATCCTGCTTAAAGACGCAGAGGGGAACATCATAGGGTGGACATCCCCTCCCAGCAAAAGCCCGACGCAGAGACGGATTAAATATCACGAGCCGGGAACAACGTCTGAATGGTTCGAGGAAGCCAAAAGGCGGCATAAAGACGACTGGCTGAATCTTGTGAGAAAAACGGCGGGGAAAGAGTGATGCTGAGACCAGAGTATTTTGAAGGGAAAGCTGACCGGATATTAGAACTCTATGAACGGCTGGAAAACTTTATCCTGCGGGATATCGCCAGAAGGATTTTAAAATCCGGGAAAATCACAGCCACGGCGGACAGGTTGCTGTACAGGCTGGAGCAGTTGGGGGAAAGCCGGGATGAGATACAGCGGCGTATCATGGAACTGACAGACCTGAGCGAAAAAGAACTGCGGAAGCTCCTGCGTGGTGCCGTGCTGACATCGTGGGAAGATGATGCGGTTACACTGTCAGAAATGGGTATCGCGGCGCAGTCTCCGCTTGAAAATGCACGATATATGGCTGTTATTGAAGCAGAGTACATAAAAAGCCGGGCGGAGTTGAAGAACCTCACAAGGACGACGCTGGAACAAAGCCAAAAAGACCTTGTGTCGCTGCTCGACGAAGCCGATGTAAGGGTAGCAAGCGGAGTGCAAAGCTATCCCGCAGCCATAGCGGATGTGCTGGATGCGTATGCGGGACGCGGCGTTATGGTGGATTACCCGACAGGGACGCGAAGGACGCTGGAATCTGCGGTACGATGCTGTGTAGTGACGTCAATGAACCAGACAGCGGCGCAGCTGACAAACAGGTATATCGTGGACAGCGGAACAGAGTATGTGTTAACCTCGGCGCACCTCGGGGCAAGAGTAAGGCGCGACGGGCAGCCCTTGCTTGCAGGTCATGACGAATGGCAGGGCCGTGTATTTAAAATTGACGGAAGCGAGCCTGGATATCCGAACCTGCTGGAATCGACGGGGTATGATATTGATCTGACCACGGGAGAGGGCAGGGTTGTGGATATGAGAGGGCTGCATGGCTATAACTGTCGTCACGGTCATATGTTGTTTGACAAGCGGATGAAGAATCCGTGGAGGGACGCAGAAGGGAATCTGCTGGATGGAAGCGGAAATAAAATTACCGATGCTGAAAATCTAAAACGGTATGAGGACAGCCAGAAGCAGCGAGCTATGGAGCGCGGAATCCGAAAGACGAAACGACAGTTGATAGTAAAACAGGAAGAGCTTGCATGGGCGTCCGGCGCGGAACGGGAAAAGCTCCAGCAGGAATATGATAAGCTGGCTTACCGATTGCAGGGACAGAACAGGGCTTATAACCAGTATTGCGAAGAACATGGATTACAGCCGCAGTATGATCGGAATGCATTAGCGGGATTTGGATACCCGCAGCAAAAGGCAGCAAATAAAGGGGCAAAAAGATATGCGGAGAACGAACCGATTTGAATATTACAATCCAAACCCCTCGAAATGGCAAAGAGTAGGGGATTGCACTGTGCGCGCATTGTGCAAGGCTTTAGGGCAAGATTGGGATACAGTTTATGTAGGTTTGTCCGTGTATGGTTTTTCGTTGTCTGACATGCCAAGTGCTAATAGAGTCTGGGGCGCGTATCTGCGCGAGAACGGATTCCGCCGGTATATCGTAGACGACCACGGACAGCATGTTTACACGGTAGATGATTTTTGCCGAGACCATCCAGCAGGGACGTATGTGCTCGGGATAGACGGCCATGTGGTGTGCGTCAAAGATGGACATTACTGGGACACATGGGACAGCGGTCAGGAGATACCGATATACTACTGGGAGAAATAAGGAGATAGGCACTATGGAAACGATACAGGCTATTCTTGCTGTGTGCGGCGGCATTTCGGTTATAGGGGGCGCTGTGGCTGTGATACATAAATGGATATCCCCCGCGATTAAGCTCACCACGCGGGTAAAAGTCCTTGAAGAGCATGACAAGCGAGACTTTGAAACGATGCATGAGATTAGGGAGCGGGACAGCCTAATCATGGAGACATTGGTAACGATGCTTAACAGCCAGATATCAGGGAACAATGTTGAGCAGTTAAAAGAAACGAGGGGAAAGCTTATATCTTATCTGGCGCGGACGCAATAAGGGGAGTAATCTTGAAGGTATACGATTTTACAGTGTTTGAATTGGATTTTTTTCGCAAATACTGCAATTTTACACCTGAGGAACGGCGGCTTTTTGAATTACGGGCGCAGAATATTCCGCTGGAAAGATGTGCGGAGATGATGAACGTGAGTGTGTCCACCGTGAAAAGAATGAGCCAGCGAATAAACAAAAAGATAATACGGGTATGTTGATTTGATACTTTTGTAAGCCTTTGATGGACTGTCAGAGGCTTATTTTTTATGCCATAATTTAGCTATAGAAAGTCATTGAATTAGTCATAGGAGGCGCAGGCATGGCATTACCATATCAAGGATACGGCTATAACCCGTATCAGTATGGACAAGTAAATCCGCTACAGCCGCAGATGGACAGGCTGGCGCAGATGCAGGCTCAGTATCAGCAGCCACAGCAGGTAAATCAGGGGATCCTGTGGGTGCAGGGCGAGGCTGGAGCTAAATCTTATCTTGTCGCTCCAAATACAAGCGTCCTTTTGATGGACTCCGAAAACTCTAATTTTTATATAAAGACTACCGATGCCGCCGGGATGCCGACGCTCCGCACCTTTGCTTACAAAGAGGTCACGGTGGGCGCGAAAGAGCCACAGAAACAGGAGGAAGTGAACTTAGACGATAAATACGTTACTCGGAAAGAATACGACGATTTGAGAAGCAAATATGAAGAATTATATAGTTATCTCGAAACGGCAACAAAGCCGGAAGGAGGCAGACATGGCGAATCCCTTGTTTGAGGCCCTGAATGGTAATAGAATGGCCGGAATGCTGGAACAGTTCCAGCAATTCCGAAAAGAGATGGAGGGCAGAAATCCGAATGAAGAGATTAACAGGCTGTTGCAGTCTGGCAAAATAAACCAGCAACAGTTAAATCAAGCCCAGCAGATGGCGCAGCAGATGCAGGGTATGTTTAAAGGCTTTTTTAAATAGTACACAACCGGGTGCACACGGTTTTGTAAATACATTATCGAAGGAGATAATTACTATGACAGACGGTTTAACCGCTTCTGATGTTGCCGTATTAACCGGCGGCACAGGAAAAAATGACGGCTTCGGCGGAGATTGGGGTGCATGGATTATCCTTTTCCTGATTTTCGGTATGTTTGGCTGGGGCGGCTTCGGCGGCTGGGGCGGAAATGGTGGAGGAGCAAATTCTCCTGCATTTCAGGGTTATGCAACCCGTGCCGATATCGACGCAGCGCTGTCCACGCAGGGAATCGAAAACGGGATCCAGAACCTTTCCGGCCAGCTTTGCAACGGCCTTGCTGGCGTAAACGCCAACCTGTCAAATCTGGGTTATCAGATGCAGCAATGCTGCTGCGATACCCGTGAGGCTATTGCTGGCGTAAACTACAACATGGCAGCCCAGACAAACATCCTACAGAATACCGTAAACAACGGATTCCGCGATGTAATTGACGCGCAGAACGCCGGAACACAGCGCATTATCGACCTGTTTACACAGGACAAGATACAGTCTTTGCAGACCGAGTTACAGTCCGCACAGCTCCAGCTGTCTAACAACGCACAGACAAACAGCATCTTAAATGCTTTGAGACCTACACCCGTGCCGTCTTATCCGGTCATGTCCCCGTACACGTCCATCGTAAACCCGACAGGCTTTAGCTTTGGCGCCGGATGTGGCTACGGAGGCAACACGGGATGCGGATGTTAAAACTTCAGACGGAGTATCTTCGTGGCATTATTTTGCCATGATGTTCGGCTGATGCCGTTATTCACAAAAAGGGGCAGGCTGAGAACGTCTGCCCCTTTTGAAATGAAGGGAGAATAAAATGATTGAGTTAGTAAACACAACGCCGGTCACGGTCCCCGTAGGGCAGTCTATCCCGTTTTCGGCAGTGGCAACAAAGGGCGGATGCGCAGAAAGACACAGGGCTGGAAGCGCGCAGATAACGCTTGTAAAGCCCGGTAGATATCTGATTACATTTTCCGGAAACGTCGCAGTACCGACTGGGGAAACGGTAGGAGAAGTGGCGCTGGGAATTGCCAGAGATGGGGAAATCCTCGGCGGCACGGTGATGCGTGCCACCCCTGCGGCAGTAGAGCAGTATTTTAACACATCGTCCCAGACATACGTCGATGTGTTCTGTGGATGCTGTGAAAACATTTCCATCAAAAACGCAGGGACAATTCCTGTGTTAGTAGACAACCCGAACATAACAGCTGTTCGGGTTTGCGGTTAAGGAGGGCAGACCATGAGCTATAAATTGATGCAAAATATCCGTGAAGAACTGGATAAAATCGCAGAAAAAGGTCTGAATACCGGAAACCTTGAAACTGCATACAAGCTTATCGACATGCTGAAAGACATGGAAAATGTGGAATACTGGAAGTGCAAAGAGGGCTATTATAACGCCGTTCTCGACGAAATGGAAGGCGGTTATAGCCAGAATGGAGAGTACAGCGAGAGGCGGAAACGCGACAGCCGTGGGAGATACAGCAGGGATGACGGAATGAGCATGACGGCTTATGACGATGGATCCTCCTATGCGCGACGTGGGGAGCACTATGTAAAGGGTCACTATAGCCGTGGAAACGGAAACAATGACCCTTATGATGATTACATGGAAAACAAGCAGTCTTATCGCAACGGCAAGTCTGAGGATTGCAAGCGGCGTATGCTGGCCGCTCTGGAAGAGCACATGGATGCGCTAACAGAAGAGCTTGGAGATCTGTCAAAGGATGCGGACTGCCGAGAAGAACGGGAGACCATTTCGCGGTATATCGAAAAATTACGAAAGATGATGTGAGTAAAGGCGGCGGGTAAACCTGCCGCTTTTGCTTTAAACATGGGTACGTCATAGCTTTTTTTGTTTGGTAAAATGTATTAAAGGCTATGGAAAGGAATGATAATCATGGATATCAAAAGGGTATACTGTCCTGTCTGTAATAGCAAAACGCGGTCAGCATTCCGCAAGGATACGACAGCGCATAATCTTCCGGTGTTTTGTCCAAAATGCAAAATGACCAGCCTCGTGAATATTGAAAACGGGAAAGTAGAACCTATCGCCCGTTAAGTGCCAGACGCCAGACGCAGAGCCAGTGATTTGTAAGGATTTCTTACAGATTGCTGGCTCTTTTTTGTATTTGTATTTCCTCCTTTACAGCACACAGCCTTGCGGGAAGGTTGAAAATGCGGTTCGACTCCGTCTGTGTGCAATCCTGTAAATCGTAATTGCAGGAAAATCCATCCCATCTTTCTTTGTTTTTGCCACCGTGCATGGAAGCAGCCGGGTTCAAGCCCCGGCGCACGGTATAGGTGCATTGTTTAGACAGCGCCGATCATTACGCTTTTCGCCCGGTTCGCTACCCCGGGCGCTTTGTGGGATAGCTCAGGAGGTAGAGCAGCGGCCTTATAAGCCGTGTGTCATGGGTTCAATTCCCCTTCCCACAACTACCCCGCCCGTGGTTTATCGGGCTTAATCCATACCGCTGACGGGCGGTTAATCAATCACGTTTAGGAGGATAAAGATGCAGAATATTGAAGCAATTTTGACAGAACTGGGAATTGAGGTCTCGGCGGACAAAAAGGAAAGCCTTACGAAAAAGGTGGCGGAAAATTACGTCACGAAAGCTGAACATGAAAAGAAGCTGGGAAAGGCTGAGACTGACCGGGACACGTGGAAAGAAAAAGCTGAGACGGCAGAAAGCACCCTGAAAGGCTTCGAGGGCGTTGACCTTGAAACAATGCAGAAGGATTTGGCTGATTGGAAGAAAAAGGCCGAGGATGCCGAGAAAAACGCACAGGCGCAGCTGTATGAGAGAGATTTCACGGACGCTCTGAAAACGGAGTTTGAAGGAATTAAATTCTCGAGCGAAGCGGCAAAGCGCGCAATTATGGCAGAAGTCAAGGAGGCCGGATTAAAACTGAAAGACGGGAAAATCCTCGGACTGAATGACCTCATAACCCAGATGAAGGAAAAGGACGCTTCGGCATTTGTTGACGATGAGCAGCAGAAAGCACAGCAGAATCAGGCACGCTTTACACAGCCGACAAACAAGCAGGAGCAGGGCGGCGCGCTGACGAAAGACCAGATTATGAGCATCAAGGATGCTTCTGAGCGTCAGGCTGCAATTGCTGCGAACATGAGTTTATTTAATTAAAGCAGGAGGGCAATTATGGCGGCAAAGGCCAATATAATCGGAACAACAGATATACAGGTAACAGCCAGAGAGCTGGACTTTGTTACGCGTTTTGAACGCAACTGGCAGCATCTGCGGGAAATCTTGGGGATTATGCGCCCCGTCAAGAAGCAGCCCGGCGCAGTGCTGAAAAGTAAATACGCGGAAGGTACGCTCGAGGATGGTGCAGTAGGCGAAGGCGAGGATATCCCGTATAGCAAATTTACCGTAAAGGAAAAGAAGTATAAGGAGATGACCATCGAGAAGTATGCGAAGGCTGTTTCCATTGAGGCAATCAAAGATCACGGTTATGACAACGCTGTCCAGATGACTGACGACGAGTTTCTCTATCAGCTTCAGGCGGGCGTGACAAAGAAGTTTTACGACTATCTGAAAACCGGAACGCTCACATCCGAGGAAACAACCTTCCAGATGGCTCTTGCGATGGCAAAGGGCAAGGTGGAGAACAAGTTTAAACAGATGCACAGGAACATCACCGGGGTTGTCGGTTTTGTGAACATCCTTGACGTGTACAAGTATCTCGGAGCAGCGAACATCACCATCCAGAATCAGTTCGGCTTCCAGTACCTGAAGGATTTTATGGGGTTCAATACAATTTTCCTCCTTTCTGACAGCGAGATCCCGGCTGATACGGTAATCGCTACACCGGTGGAAAACATCGTGATGTATTACATCGACCCCAACGACAGCGACTTCGCGAAGGCAGGACTTGTGTACACGACCAGCGGAGAAACGAATCTGATCGGTTTCCACACACAGGGCAACTACAACACCGCCGTGTCTGAGGCGTTTGCGATCACCGGCCTTGTGCTGTTTGCGGAATACCTGGATGGTATCGCGAAAATCACCGTAAATGCGGGGGGTTGATGGCCGCCAGTACACCCCTGAATACTGACGGCGAACCGCTTTCCGGGGAAACAAGACGGAAGAGTAGGAGATAAGGAGGCCGACGGGATGGCATACACGACATTTACATTTTATGAACAGATCTACCACGGGAATGTCGTCCCGGCGGAGGACTTTGATCGTATCGCAGATCGCGCCAGTGACTTTCTGGACGTCATAACCTTTGACCGCCTGGTGGACGGGCTCCCAGACAATGAACGAGCGAAAACAAAGGTTCAGAAAGCCGTTTGCGCGGTCTGTGACAAATTATATCAACTGGAGCTGGCAGAGAAGAAAGCGCTGTATTCCGCTGGGGGGACATCTTCCGGCGGGGCTGGCGGTGTTACTTCGGGAGTAATTACTTCCAAGTCTGCCGGTTCTGAATCAGTTTCCTACGCCTCCCCGTCTGAAATGGCAAACGGCGCAAAGGCATGGAGCGCGGTCTACCAGGCGGCCGGGGATGCACAGGAGACGAACAAGCTTCTGGCAGATGCGGCAATGCTTTATCTGGCAGGAGTGAAAAATGATGATGGCGTACCGTTGTTGTACGCAGGAACGAGGTAGATATGGAGATGTTGTTTACAAATATGACCGCAATTTTGGCGGTTATCGGTGCATTAGCGTTTATCGTGTCGGTCATCACACAGGTATTTAAGGGTGTAGGCGTGCTTTCCAAAATCCCTACGGATATCCTCGTGCTTGTCCTGTCCATCGGGATTACAGTGACCGCGTTTGTAGCATATATGCAGTACATCCAGCAGACTATTATTTGGTACATGATTCTGGCGGCTATTCTGGCGGGATTTTTAGTTGCTTTCGTGGCGATGTACGGCTGGGAGAAGTTTGCAGAATTATGGAGCAGATTTAAGAAAGGCGAGTAGGCATGGGCTTTTTTACGGTTCCGTGCCAGAGGAATGCATGGAAAATAGCGTTAGAATCCTGGCGTTTACGGATAAATTTAACGAAGCTCTTTGTGAAATGAGGGATACCGATGAATGATGCGATAGTGACAATATTCAATTTTTACGAATCCAGCACTGCCGCCATCTGGTATCCACATGTGCTTTCCGGCGTGCATCTTGAGACTGATCGGGGGCAGATCATGAAACTGTACGGGACAGACAGCACAGATAACGCACAGTTACATATCCCGTTCGGGGTTAAGAACGGGAGAAAAATTATTGTTGATACCGTCGGAAAAGAATTGCCGTGGCTTCCGCCGAAGGAATGGAACAGACAGGTAAATGATCTGTTGCCAGACAGCATTACATTTAATCCGTCTACAGACTTTTTCATGGTAGGAGCATGGGACGGTGCCGTACTCGTGAACGATGCAGATTATACAGACAGGCGATATGAAGGGTTTTATGCGTTTATGAATGCCGAAAAAGATTTTGTTTACCTGATATCGTCAGTGGGAGGACCGTATACGGTAATCCCGCATTTTGAAATCTTAGGGAAGTAGGTGGTGAAGGTGGCTGAACCTATCGGGAATGATGCTACTGGATATGATGTTCTGACGGCGGCGATGAAGTCGCTGCTTAACCAGTTTCCGGGGCTGTATCCAGATGAAGTAATTAAATTCGAGGAGCTTGGGACTGAAGATGGCATTGCGTTTTCCAATGATTCCGGGGCGCTGGTGTATACAGAAAAAGAAGATATACTCGGGCGGATATATCAGGAATGCCGGTATCCCTGCTTTGTAGTATACCGTTCGACCACGGGAGCAAGGGAACGACAGAAAATTACTATTCTGGAATTCCTGGATACGCTGGGTCGCTGGCTTTGCCACGAACCCTCCGGGATTGAAGGGAAAGAGTACGAAAAAGCGATATACCCAGATCTGACCGCAGGGCGGAGGGTTGAGCGGGTAACACGCGGGAACGCATATGGGGCACAGCCGCAGGAGAATGGCGTGCAGGACTGGGTTCTACCGGTTACGGTTTTTTATAAAAATGTTATCGAGCCTGAAATTTAAGAAAGGAAAAAAGCAATGAAAAGACATTTGTTGAGACATTTTGTCGATGTAAAAATGGACACGACCTCTGAGGGGACAGCGGCAGACTACCGGCTTCTGGGAACGGGTATTACCTCTTTAACGGAGGAAATGAACCCCGAGACGGAGACGGTACAGTACATTAATCAGGAAAACGGATCTACGGACCTTAAATCCTATACGCCGTCCATCGAAGTTGAAAGGCAGAACGTAGACGAAGAGGATCAGGATCTTACAGACTGGTTTAACAAGATGATAGACACGCTGCCCGTCGGAGCTGATGCCATAACATCCTATGTCCGCGTGAGAGTTTCCGGCGCTGGACCTGAATATCCGGCAGTCCGCCGTCGCTGCGTTGTGAGTGTAGGTGGCACAGGTGGCGATGCAGGGTCAAACGTGACAGATAAACTGACTCTGGGTGGCAGAGGTGACGGAGAAGCTGGAACGTTTAACGTAACCACAAGAAAATTCACGGCGACGCCCGCGTCTGGCAGGGCTTTAACGGAATAAGGAGGACAAGATGGGAGCAGCAAGTTTACGAGTAGACAGTGGCGTCAAACGAATTGAGGTCAACGACAACGGCGATTATATTGCGGTCAACATCTCTGACAACAGTTTTTTTAAGCGTTTTGACGATTTTGTGGCATGGCTGAATGCAAAAAACGAGGAAGCCGATAGGATTGCTAATGATTCTTCCGGTGATTTCACGGAACGCTTCGGAGCGTATGACGCTTTATGCAAAGAGGCCTGCGCTGAGTTGGATTCTCTGTTTGGGAGCGGGTGTTGCAAAAAGGTGTTCCCTGACGTGGAATCCCCGGGAATGGAGCTTATCGCGGACTTTTTAGACCAGATCATACCGATTCTTCAGGGCTTCGCCACTGAACGAAATCAGAAAATCACAAGCAAATACAGCCCGAACAGGAAAGGGGCGCGAAGCAATTAAATGTGGAATGTGCTGCTTGATAAATTCCCAACAGAATATGAGGGTTTCCGCATAGACGAAGCCTTCCAGACAGGGATCCAGATTTCACAGGCTTTGCAAGATCCGGACCTGTCAGACGATGAAAGGTTGGCTGTAGCGCTGGGGCTGCTGTATCCGTCAGAGGATGGGGACGGCAGCCCTTCTTCTTTACCCGATTTAAAAACTGCCGTGGATGGCCTTAGGTGGTTTCTGAGCGGGTGGTATACCGACAACCGCCCGAAGGATGAGGACAAAGTTCCGGTAACAGATTTTGACATAGACCAGTGGCGCATCTATTCAGCATTTCTGGAGAAGTACGGAATCGACCTGAACCGGTCTGACATGCACTACTGGGCGTTCATGGGACTGCTGTCCACGCTCGGTGAATGCGCATACACGAACGTCATAGCCATCCGGCAGCAGAAAATAGACCCTAAGATGGACACGCGTGCAAAACAGGCATTGCAGGAGCAGAAACAAATATTTGCAATAGAGCGGGAAGAGGAACTGACAGAAGAGGAACAGGAAGACGTTGACGCTTTTATGAAATGGATCAAGGTAGGAGGCTGATATGCCGAAATATGACGGTTCGATACGGATAAACACAAAAATTGAAACAAAAGATTTAAACAGCCAGATGATGCGCGTGTCTAATGCCATAAAAAAAGACAGCGCGGCTTTAGATTCTCTCAATCGCAAAATGGAAGAATTTTCGCAAAAGAAAATCCCGACAGAAAAATTTGCAGAATTACAAAGAGAGTTAGAAAAGGCAGAATCCGAGTATTCAAAACTGCAGGCCCGTATGTCACAAAAGGGGGCGGCAACGTCTGAGTATAAAGCTTTACAGAAAGACCTCGTTGCGGCGCAAGGAGAGCTGTCTAAGCTTGTAGCACGTCAGACAGACTGGGAAAACATGGGGGTACCTCAAACCGGCGGCGCATGGGACGTACTAAATGAACAGGTTGCAGCCGCATCCGACCGTGTAGATGATCTGAAAGAAAAGCTTCAGCAGATGGAGAACAGTGGAAAGGCGTATACCCCGAAGGTGGACAAGGCTCAACTGGATGAAGCGGCTCAAAAAGTAGATGAAATCAAGGCAAAAATAAACGCGGAGAAAGCATCCGGCGCTGCGTTTGTATCCCCGAAAGACACGGAAGAGTTTCAAAAAATGTCTGCAAAAGCGTCTCAGCTTGCCGGAAACATAGATGTTTCAAAGCGCAGGATGGCAGAACTTAACGCGAAGCAGAAGCCCATCAAAAAAGAATTCGATCGGATGAAGCGTTCTGCCGATAAAGCATTTAAAACAGCTTCGTCCGGCGCGAAAAAAAGCGCGGGGATGTTCAGCACATTTGCGTCAAGGTTGAAAGGTATCGCGTTATCGCTTTTGGTATTTAACTGGATAACAAAAGCATTTAATGCGATGGTGTCCGGAATGCAAAAGGGATTCTCAAACCTTGCAAAGTATTCTGCTCCGTTGGCAAATTCATTTCAGTCTCTAAAAAATTCACTGGCTACACTTGGGAATGCGTTTGCTGCTGCCTTTGCGCCAATTGTCCAGATGGTAATTCCGTATCTCAATGCGCTTATAAACGGAATAGCGCGGGCAATAACATATGTGGCGCAGTTTATTGCCATCCTTGGCGGGAAAAGCACGTTCATCCGAGCGAAAAAGATACAGGATTCTTACAACGATTCCCTGAATGGAACAGCAGCTGCGGCAAAAAAGGCAGCCGGAGCTCTGGCAAAATTTGACGACCTGGATGTGCTGCAAAAGCAGGATGATTCCGGCGGCGGTGGAGGTGGAACACAGCCGAAAGACATGTTCGAGGAAGTCCCTGTTGATGCAGGAGTGAAGTCTTGGCTTGATGGGATCTTGGAGAAGCTGAAACCTATTCTTGACTATGTAAAAGAGTTAAAAGATGCTTTTGCGGAAGGATTCTGGGATGGTTTGGGGGATTTTGAATACCGCTTAGATATCATCAAAAATGGGCTTCAGCAAATCCGCGATGCATGGATAGAGATATGGTCAGATCCTGCGGTTGTAGGGGCTTCTGACAACTTCCTTAAAACTTTTATGTATATGTTGGGGTCCTTTACCGGCTCACTGGCGAGTATAGGGCTTACTCTAGCGGCGGCTTTAATCGGCGGGATGGGGGACTATCTTGAAAACAATACCGACCGGATAAAAAAATTCCTGATATCCGCATTTAACGTGGGGGCAGATATAAACCTCCTTCTGGCGGATTTGTTCCAAAGTATAGCCTATGTATTTGAAGCATTTGCAAGCGAAAACGGGATCCGCTTTGTATCGGCGCTGATAGGAAGCATTGCGGATGCAGCTATGGGGCTGACTGAACTTGCGCTTAAACTGGGGCGGGACTTTTTACAAATGCTTATTGTACCGTTTACAGAAAATGCTGACGGGTTCAAGACTGCACTGGAGGGGTTATTAGGCGGCGCAGCTACCGTGCTGGAAGGATTTAAGACGGCTGTAGATAAAGCGTTTGATAGCCTGAATGCAATGTACGACGCTCATATCAAGCCATTATTTGATAGTTTAACGAGCGGGCTTCAAGAGGTTGTCAATCATTTTTTAACCGCATGGAATACACACATTCAGCCAGTTATCGACAGAATCGGGGTCAGAATATCAGAGCTTTTGACTCAGTCTTTTCTGCCGGCTTGGGAAGCTATAATAAGAGGAGTTGGGTTGGTTTCGGATATTTTAAAATCTTTTTGGGAGAGTATTTTGCAACCGATTGTTGACTGGATTATGACCTACGCAGTGCCATTCTTGGTGCAAGGATTAGGGGTGCTGTTAGAGTTTATTATACTTGGAATTAAGACGATTGTTGATGGTTTTACAACCTTTATGACGTTTATAAACGATTGTTTAGAATTTTGGAAAGAGGCGTGGGCGGTTGCTTGGGATACGTTCAACGATTTCTGGAATAAGATAAAAAGTATTATTGACATCATGAAAACTGTATTTCGTCTGTTTGTAAAAGTTGTTAAGCAGCTGATTGATGGAGACTGGAAGGGCGCATGGAATACCGCGCAGGAAATCTTCACGATTTTTAAAACCAAAGTAGAAGGCGTCGTGGATTCTATAAAGGCGTTCTTGTCCGGCTTCTTTACATGGGTTAGCGACATGATTGCAGGCGTTATAGAGGAAATCAAGAACATCGGCAGCGGTATCAAAAACGCATTTACTGGTGGCGGATCATCGAAGCCGCGAACAATGTCCACGCAGCCGTATGCCATAAACGAAAGCTTTGCATCTCGTACCCTGCGGGATATCCCGGCGCTTGCATCTGGCTCGGTAATCCGTGGCGGCAACCCGTTCCTGGCGATTCTGGGCGACCAGCGGGCAGGGCAGACCAACATCGAAGCGCCGATAGGCACAATCAAACAAGCTGTATCGGAGGTAATGGCAGAGAGCGGCGGCGGATTTAGAACGGCGAAAATTGTCTTGCAGGTAAACGGGGTAGATCTGGCGCAAGCTACACTGCAGGATTTCTTATCGGAAGCAAGCAGGCAAGGATATGATCTGGAGGTGATCGGAGGATGATTTTTACACGCGGCATATACATAGATGGGGAGTATTTTAACATCCCCATCGTGTCCATAAAAAGAAACGCGGATTTCCTCGACAAATTCGCCGAAAGAGTTGAAACGGGAGAGCTCCAGCGTGAATTGATAGGCGTGTATTTTAACTACACAATGTCGGTCGGGAAGAGCAGCTCGTTCCCGGATGGCGTATATAAACGTTTCTGGGATAAGGTTACAGAGCCCGTCCCATTCCATATTATTTCGCTGCCGTCAGATCCTGGTTATTACGAATACACAGCTTATATATCCAGCGTCTCTGATGAATACGAGAAGATAACACAGGATAGCGCTGATTATAAAGGGTTTACCTGCAAGTTTACGGCGAAAGAACCGGCAAGGAGACCATGATGAAAACAGAATTTTATGTCGAATACAATCTGTATGACACGACTGCTCTGCCTGATGCAAAAGAAAGCACAGAGAGCAATGCTGCTTTTGGGGATATGGGGCTGTTTAAGTCAAAAGGCAGCCCACCAAAATACGCTACACTGGAACATAATTTTTTCGTGTTGGATGGGAGTCTTAGCGAAATGCCAGACACGCCGACGGACATCCCATTTTTTTCGGATGTGCAAGCGGGCGCAGATGGAATTTTCACAAAACAGCCTGTAATCAGAATAGATTTTACCGAAAATCATACCTCTATCGGGCTGACTTTTCATTTTTCGGAAACATTCCCGCTGGAGATGGAAGTGACATGGTACGACCTCGGCGGTACATATAAATCGCAAAAACGTTTCTTTCCGGACAAACTGAATTATTTTGCCGAAAACCAGGTGGAGGAATACGGACGCATTGAAATCCGATTTGTACGTGCCCTACCGTGGCACAATGTAAAGTTAAACTATCTCGAGTATGGCACAACGTTTATCTGGGACCCCGATGTCATAAAAAGCGCGAAGCTTGTAAATGACACAGATCCTATCAGTAATCAGATTAAAACGGACAAGCTTACGTTTGACTTTGTTGACCCTGATGATGATTTTAATATTGGCAAAATCGACGGGTTGCACAAAACATTGCAGAAAAAGCAGAGAATGTTACCCTATGAAATCGTTGACGGCGTGAAGATGCCGCTGGGCGTGTTTTTCATGGAATCTAACAGTACCGCAAAAAACGTCACACAAATATCGGCGATTGACTACAAAGGGATGCTTGCTAATGTGGATTTTAAAGACGGGCGGATATACGCCGGAGAAACGGCGGGAAGTGTGATCGAAGAGATTATGACAGCGGCAGGGATTGAAGATTATACGGTTGAGGAAGAGGTGGCGCAAACGCCGCTGTATGGCACGCTTAAAATCCAGACCTGTCAAAAAGCTCTGCGTGAGGTATTGTTCGCTTGCGCTGCGATTATGAACACATCCCGCCGGTCTGGAATCGAAATACGAAAATCGACCAGAAAAATATCGACAACGATTCCGCGCAGCCGGAAATTTTCCACGACGTTAAAGGCAGATCCTTATGTGTCAGACGTAAGCGTAAAATATAAAACGTGGGTGTTGGACGCGGCGGAAAGCGAGATTACGAAAGGCACATACGATCCTGGGATACATACAATTCAGCTCACAAGCCCGGCAGCGAACATGAGCGCATCTGCTGGAAGGATTGTTAAACAAATGCCGTACTATGTTGTGCTGGAAATCGCTGGAAACTCCCGTGCAGAGGTCACGATCACGGGGCACAAATATGTTGGTACAGAGCTGGCTACACTGTCCAGAATCGAGCATATAAAGTCCGGTGAAGTGCGGAACACGAAAACATTTTCCGGAACGCTTTTAAATTACGAAAGCGCACAGAAGGTTGCAGACAATATCCTGGATTATTACCAACTCCAGCAGATCATCCAGACACGCCATTTGTCCGCAGAGGAAAAAGCAGGGGACTGGGCGGAGGTTGAAAATACCTTGAAAATGCACGGAAATTTTGTTGCCTGTATAGAATCACTTAGTGTTGACCTTACAGGTGGATTTGTGGGTACGGCAAAATGTCGTGGATATTATAAAATAACATCAGAAGAGTATTATTCCGGCGAGCTGTATGCTGATGAGGAGGTGGGAATCACCTAATGGAATGGGTATATGACCGGACACAGGAGGATGTGGAGCGGGCAAAACTGCTTACGCAAAAATATGCTGCGGGGACGATCACGGAAACGGAGAAAAAAGAATGGGCTGCAGGAATGAAAGGCGCGCTGAATGCCTCAGACCTGAACAGGATTGAAGGGAATATCCGGGAAATCGCTGGAATTTTAGCGATAACTGTAACAACGAAAACGTGGGAAAAGAATCAAATCCCACGAGTAAGTGATTTTAAAAGAATCCGTGATAATGTACAACGCATCCGGGACGCATGGAGTACCTTGAAAGATACCCCAGTTACGCCAGATACGCCGCTGGTTACTTATCAAAAATGGAATGCCATAGAGCGGATTTTACACGATGTCAAATATGTATATGACCGCGTCATGGACAGTTATTATTATTGCGGCGATGAAATCTACGCCGGGGAAGGAATAGGGATTTTATAATGGCAGAAACGTGGTTTACTCCGAAAGAATGGAAAGCCCGTCTTGTGGAATTTGCAGGACGGCGGCTTCTGAGAAACGTTGCAAACGGGCAAACAGCAACGTATGACGTGTCCCGTAGCGAGGGGCAGATTTCGCAGGAGGGGGATGCGTTTAACACAAAAAACATGAACGACCTCGAACAGCGAATCTCGAACGGATTTGCAAATGCAAAGACAAATATTGATGCGCTAAATAGGGATTTGGGTGGTCTGTCTTTTGGACAAGACGCGGATGGCAACTGGGGATACAAAGCGGGAGGTGCGGATACAGTAACCCCTTTTAAAGGTGATCCGGACTTTGATTACGAACACGGAATTTCGATTCCGTATGTTGTAGCTGCTGGAAACCCGAACGTTTTACATTATTATACAATGACCGCGGAAGATGCGGCTTACTCTTATCTTGCACTATTCGCGGTTACGGCTGGCAGCGTGGTGTCGATCGAACTTAGCGGGGTTAGTGGCCCATCCATTGTATGTAATAAGCCTGGTGGAAGCTATTCTTTTGTGCTAATCGCGAACCCTGTTTTGAACGGAAAAGTTAATTTTAGGCACGGAGGAACTGGTGACGGACATGTTTACAAACTTAGAATAAGATAACCTTTACCGATATCGTTAAACACCATAAAGCGAAGTCATTCAATTACAACAATAAAAATAGGACGATAAGCATTTGCTGTCTGGATGGATAATTTTCCACTACCAGAATCGTATCCGAGCACTTTGACTCCCATATAGCTACCCGTTATCTCTTCAGTAGCACCTCCGGTTCCGGAACTACTTAAAAGCGCGACATATTTAAAGCTATCCAGTGACAAGGTTGCATAATCCGGAATGTTTGTAACATCCAGCTGTATTGTTTCTTTTCCGGCCCAACCATTACCCTCGTTGTAAGCGATCTCGTATATGTCATTACCGGTTAATTTTTTTCGCACTGCATCAGCACCTACAATGTAAAAATCGACCCCGTCCTGTTCAAAGGAGCAGCCGCCCAAATCCCTACTTAGTGAACTAAAACAAATGTAATTATAAATTAAATACACACAGAAAAGAGGTAAAAATATGAAAAAAATCGTATTTAAATCTGGCAAAGAATTGGAGATTGATGGGATTACCAAAAGCGGGAAATCCTTGCAAATCTCTATAAAAAGCAGTGATGTGAAAAGCATCATTGACACGTTTTCAGACGCTGCGAATACGGCAGTGATGCGATATTATGTAGGGATTGACCTGATGTGCGGGTACGCTGGGTTCAAAAAATTGGCCGGGCTGGAATATACGCCTGACGTGATATCATCCATAAATTACGAGCAGGAGGATGCATCCACTGAAAGCGGATTTGCAGAATCCCATGTGGATGTATGTACGGTGCATATGGAAAAAGCTGAAGAAGCAGGGCTGCCGGAGGGACTGACTGATAAAGTCGCAAAACTGGAAAACGATGTGTCCAGCATCACGTCCGGCATCAACGAAGTTAACGGAATCTTGGAGGGCGAATGATATGTTTACGGAAAAAGCGAAAGAAAATCTCCTGGCAATGCTAGAGCAGGCTAAATTCAGCGCTGCGAATAACACGGATGCACAGGCTTTGCGCGTCCCCTCTCTGTACCCCGAATGGGAAAAACTGGAAGAGGGTACGCATTTGGAAAAAGGGCAGCGCGTTAATTACAACAACGTGCTTTACAATGTCCTTAGTGCTCACGATAAACAGACACAGTGGACGCCGGAGGCGGCGCCTTCCCTGTTTGCAAAGGTACTCATCCCAGATCCTGGTGTTATCCCGGACTGGGAGCAGCCGTCTAGCACAAACGGATATAAAAAAGGCGACAAGGTAAAACACAATAGTAAGATTTGGGAATCTCTTGTCGATAACAATGTATGGGAGCCTGGAGCTGTAGGAACAGATAGTGTATGGAAAGAAGTACAGGAAGGATAAGGTGATCCGATTATCTCCCGCGCAGGGTTAAGCGTGATTCTGGGGCGGCTTCGGTCGCCCTATAAAAATAATAAGGAGAGCAGAGCATGAAAAAACTTTTTATTTCACAGCCGATGAAAGGCAAAACAGATGAGGAAATTTTAAAAGAGAGGGAAAAGGCAATCGCCAGCGCAAAGAGAAATTTTGTAGAAGACGAAGAAATAGAGGTTATTGATTCGTTTTTCCAGAGCGCGCCTGCGGATGCGAGATCTTTGTGGTTTTTGGGAAAATCTTTGGAATTGCTTTCGACTGCGGACATTGCGTATTTTGCAAAAGGATGGGAAAACGCAAGAGGCTGCCGCATTGAAAATACCTGTGCCATTGAGTATGGGATTGATGTGATCGAAGATTATACGGAGGACTAAGAGTATGGGAAGCAAAGAGTTTTTAGAAAAAAGTAAACAGGTTGTAGTGGATTATTTCAACAGCCACGCGGACAAAACTGACCAGAAGCAGATTACAGGGGATGACGTATTCGTGGTTTGGTACTGCAAGACGCTTCAGAACCACAAGGCACTGTTGAGCACAACTGTTTCTGACGGTATGTATTACGAAATCACGCATAATGGGGACAAGCAGGAAACGTATGTGGATTCATACAAGAAGTGGGAGAATTTTGTTGTGAGGTAATGCAAATGTGGAAAGGAATTGACGTTTCGGATAATCAAGGCGTGATAGACTGGGAACAGGTTGCAGCGTCAAAAGTTGCATTCGCAATCTTGCGCAGTGTGCGCCGATCGGGCAAGGAAGATCATCAGTTTGCTGCAAATCTGGAAGGCTGCCGAAAGCACAATATACCATTGTCTGTATATAAGTACACCTACGCAGCCACGCCGGAAACGGCGCGTGGAGAAGCTCAGCAGGTCGTAGAATTATTACAGTCTCACGGGCTTACCGGAACAATGGTCTGGTGGGATGTAGAGGACAAAGATGTGTTGCATCCGTTGGGCATTAAAAAACTGACAAAGTGCATCAGAGCGGCACAGGAAGTCATCACAACGGCAGGGTACGGGTTTGGGCTATATATCGGGCTGTATGTTTATAAGGAGCGCTGGCTTGACTTTGACGCGTTTGCTGGGACACGGCTGTGGGTGGCTCGATACTACAAAGGTTATCGCACGATGCAGTTTGATGACGAGCCGGATCAGGAATACAAGCCCGATGTTGGCAGCGATATATCTGGATGGCAGTACACGAGCTGTGGAGAGATTCCAGGCATCAAGGGAGATATAGACCTTGACATGGCATATGGTGATCCTGCAGCATGGTCGCAGCCTGCGGAAGAGCCGGGAGTGATTTATACCGTATCTGTGGCAGACGTCTGGACACGCGCGCAGGCAGAGGTCATCCAGCAGCAGTTTGCGGCGATGGGAATAAATGGGATTGTCCATAAGGTTAAGATGTTGGAGTGAAGAAAAAACCAGAATAAAAGCAAAAAGCTGAGAGGGCAAGCAAAGTCCTCCCAGCTTTTTATTTTTGATGATGTATGACACGAAATATGACACAAAGCAAAAAGAACCTTGATCTCTCAAGGCTCTTTTAATCGGAGTGACAAGACTTGAACTGGTTTGCATAATGCTTTGAAATTCCTTTATTTGCTGGGAATGCTGATTTTAAAGCATTTCTTGGATATATAGTAATATTATTAAAAGTATATATATGTACGTTAAAATATTAAAATAAACAACAGTATGACACGAAATATGACATGCTTACAGAGAATTGAACATCGCGTCAAAATGACCGTTGGTCTTATTTGACATCTTTTCGCGCTGGTCTTCCATCGCATGGCGGTAGACGTTTTTTAATGTCCCATCATTCCCCCAGCCGCCGCGCTCCATAATATAAGCATCTGGAACCCCGATTGCGTGCATGATAGACGCGCAGTAATGCCGGCAATCGTGGAATCGGAAGTGCGGCACTCCAGCATGCTTTAGGACGTGGTTAAATCGTTGGGTGATCATATTCGGGTTGAGTTCCGTCACTCTGCCGTTGCCTTTTGGAATCTGGTCCGTAATAAAGGAGGGAAAATCTATAAAACGGTCTCCAGCATATGATTTTGGGGATTTGATAATGTACTTTCTGTTTTCATCTAGAACCATGTTGCGGTGCACATGGACGCGTGTCCCAGCTATATCACTTCGGTCAAGCGCACAGATTTCCCCGCGCCTCATGGGGCCGAAGGCTGCCAGTAGGATTGGGATTTCCATTTCTGTCCCTTTGGCTGCCTCCATAACCTTTTTTATATCATCATCTGTCGGTACATAGAGCTGCGGTCGAATCTTCTGCGGGAGAACGGTGTTCAGTGCAAAATCGGGGCGCGTCTCCCTTAATACGGCACTGATTAGAGCGTGGTTATCCCGGACGCTCTTCGGGGAGTGCCCTTCGGTAAACGCATTGACATGCCTCTGGATATCCTCCTGGGTTATGTCATCTATTCGGATATCTTTCAAGTCCTTATAATTTTTCCTGGCGCGTTTATATTCCCGGACGCTGGAAGGGGACAGCACGACAGACCTTTTTTCGATGTAGGCCTCAAGGGCTGCCTGGAAAGTTAAGGAACGCGGAGCAGCAGTTTTTTTTGAAACTGCATAAGCAGCGGCGGCAGCCTCAGCCTCTCTCTTTCCTGCGGGCTTTGGATTGTCAGACGTGAATGATTTATAGTGTTTTTTCCCGTTTTCGTCTGTGTAGTCGTAAACACGGCATCTCCATGATCCAGACGGGAGTTTTTTTGCTGTTGCCATAGTTAATCCTCCTTTTAGGTATAAAAAATACACCTATACAGGTGCAGGAGGCCGTGGTATAATTCTCTTGTTGAGGGATAATTATGCCATAGTCTTCTGACTGGTATAGTTTTCTGAGAATTGCTCCGGTGTTACCAGCATCGGGGCTTTCTTTTTTTATTAAACATAGTAGGGATTTGGCTTGAAAATAATAGAAATAATATCAACAATCCATCCAATTCCAAATAAGCCAAACGTGAAAAGATATAAAATTCCCATGCCGACTTTGCCTTCGTAAAATTTGTGTGCGCCTATCCATCCTAAGAATATACAGAGGATCAACGATACCCATTTGTTTTTGGCAACTTTTGTCCGGTATCGGTTGTAAGCAGAGCTTGCAGAAGAGCTTGCAGAAGAGCTTGCAGAAGAGCTTGAGCTTGCCGAGTTGTTGATCACAACATTCGACTGCCCTGATTCCTGCACCTGCTTCCCACATTTAGGGCAGATCACGCAATCTTTGTCAATCTGTTCTCCACAGTGCTGACAGAATTTTTTTGCAACCGGAGCGCCACAGTTTGGACAGACAGAAGCCTGATCCGAGATTTCTTTCCCACATTCTGGGCATGTGATAAGTGCCATAATCTTATCCTCCTCATATTGTATTTATGTGTTAATCGCCGCAGCGATATAACCATGTGTAACATTCTGTCAAAACCTGCGCAGTCTGTCGTTTTTTGCCGCGTAGGTTCGACGCTTCACCGCGTTTCCCTGTACGCATCTGTTGAAATATATATTACCTTGTGTTAATATATAATCAAACAAATGTTCGTGTTGGGAGGGATGCACGATGGACTACAAAAAACTCATTGCCGAAATGGTAAATAATTCAAATGACATTAAAATGCTCGAATTGGTTTACCGTTTCTGCAAAAAGATCTTGCGCTAGGGGATAACACCCCTAGCCTTTTTTGTGTGACAAACTTTCCGCAAGCTTCTCGAGAACTTCCCATTCAGTATCGTCCAGCTTTGCCAAAGCTTCTATAAGGCGTGTCCTGAACGAATCTTCTTCCTTTATTAAATCGCCCACGAAGTCAGTTATGATTTGACTTCTTTCTAAAGGCTGAATAATTTCTCCGCGTTCATATCTAAGCCATTCTTCATTCACATGAAATTTCTCACTTATATCGTTGATCACGCGTTCTGTAACTGAAATTCTCCCTGATTCTATATTTGCGATATTTGCCCTGGAAAGACCTAATGGCTCTCCTAATGCTTCTTGCGTTATATGCAATATATCTTTTCTTAAATAACGAATCCGCTCGCCTATATTCATTAAATTCACCTCCTTGCAAGAGTAATTATATACCATAATGAAACGTTTGTAAAGCACAAGATTATTCTAAAAATGTATTGACAAGCACATAAAAAACCATTATAATGTGCTTAACAAAACAAACAAGGAGGTTGAGCATTGAGCGAAAAAGAAAAGGACATAATCGTCACGATCGGCAAGGCGCTTCCTAATATGTCCGAAAGAGATAAAGGATATTTTCTGGGATACGCCGAAGCGCTGGCAAGCAAAGCAGGCGTGAAAAGGAATGCCAAAGCTTCTGCGAAAAAAGAAAAAGCAGTAAGCGGCGACGAGGGGAGGTGAGAAAGCGAATGAGTGAGTATTTAAACAGGGAATGTGACCGAATCCCTAAATTCCGTATGGAAATGACAGGGAGAAGGGGCGTTGAAATTTGGATTGACGGGGTAAATATTTCACAGGGAGTTCGCAGTGTTACATTTTCAGCGGAAGGCTGTGAAAAATCTCCGGTATTAAATCTTTCACTTGACGTTGGAGATTTCAGTTTTTTGCCTGAACGAGATCTAATATCAAGGGCAGAGACAAAAAAACAATCCACTGCCCTTGATACTATGAAGGATGCTGTTAGAGAAGCGTTAGAGAAGGGAGTATGACATTATAACCCACTGACGATTCACAGAGATGAATCCAGCTTGTTCTAACTCATCCAGATAACGTTCTAAATATTCAGGAGGAAATCCAAAAGAGCAAAAATCTTCATCATGGAAGTGATTATTCTTTTGTTCTCGGTTTTCTCTCATAAAATTTAGAAGTTTTTCAGAATTTGTCTGCATAGAATTGCTCCTTTCTTTTGTACTCGGCTCTGGCGGGAGCCTGTGAGTACAGTATAGGACGGGGATAAGCAGGAAACAAGAGATATTAGGTATGGATATTAACGAAAGAGAAGATAGCTTTGCTGTAGAGGTTATCGGAGAAGCAAAGCGGGATGCAAAGAAATGGCGCATAGCGTGGGGAATCACGATGGCGGCGCTGATTTTATCAAATTTATATTGGATATGGAGGTAAGAGAGATGCCGAAAGTAAAGACACTTGGGATGTACGCAGACCGCAAAGAAGCCGTCCGGCGGGTTATCAACATCGGGTTGGCCCGCAGCGGACTGACTGGGGTAGACCTTGACCGCCGGAACATAATCAATATAAATACCCTCGCAAAAAGAAAGACAGAGGGCGAAACAATCCGGCTGGGAGAAATATGGGCGCTGGACAAGGTGCTGCATTTTACAGATGACGAATTATTGCAGATGTTCGGGAGAGGAGAAACTCATGGATGAACAGAGAAAAATAGACAAGCTTTATGAGCTGCTGGAAGAAAAAGAGCGGAAAAAGGATACCGAAGCGGCTTCGGCGCTGAGGTGGGCGATATTCGAACTGGAGAACAGGAGGTGAAAGTAAAGATGGACAAGTCTGATGTGTGTCTGATGACCGGATCGGTGTTGATTACGGCAGCGCTGATTATGTGGGAGACGTTTGGCATGATGATCACGCCAACGGTACTGACATTTGCTGCCGGCGGCTGCTTTGTGGCAACAGTGCTGTGCGCGGCACGCGAGGAAGAATTAAGAAGCCGGAAAAGAAAGCGGCGCTGAACCGACCAAAGTACCAGCGCCAAAGAAAAAATATTACGCCTTTAGTATAAGGCGGGAACAGGAGAAATGCAATGATTAAATCAAAAGATGGGAAAGTAACTATAAGCTGGACAGGTTTAGAGGTCCTTGGAGATTTTACAGTAATATCTGCAGCTGTGACTAAAACGCTGATGGACAGTCATGTATCAAGGGAGGTAGCGAAAGATGTTATGGAGAAAGTGTTTAATGTCGGAATGAAAGAAGCATTGGATAGAAGGAGCGAGAGGATGCCAGAAATGGATGAGATTGAGAAAGCCGTGAATGAGTTATTCGATAGATTCCGCAATTGTCTGATGGATGAGTGATATGTATGCAGAACAGCCAGTATCTGAAGATAATGAAAATCTCAATCTAGCAATTGAATTAAAAGCACATAAGCGCCTGAGAAGAATAATGCGGATAACGCAGGAGATTGAACAGGAGGAAAACAAAGAAGATGAGCACATTATATGAGATCACAGGGCAGTATTTAGAACTGTATGAAATGATGGAATCAGCGGATGAGTTGGAGATGAAGGTTATCGAAGACACGCTGGACGGCATGGACGGCGAACTAGAAGAAAAGGCGGATAATTACGCAATCATTATGGCGGAGCTGGATGCGGAAGCCGCGAAGTTTGAAAAAGAAGCTGATCGCCTTGCGGCGCGCGCGGAGCAGTTACACGGACGGAGCGCGATGTTGAAAGACAGGCTAAAGAGAGCAATGGTACTTTGCGACCGGAAGAAGTTTAAAACAAACCTCTACTCGTTTGCAATCTGCAAAAACGGCGGCGTCGCTCCGATGGAAGTGGATGATACGGCAGTCCCAGACGATTACATGAAGAAAATCCCTGACACGTCTAAGATTAGAGAGGCATTGAATGCAGGAAAAACCCTCACATTTGCTGAATTGAAGAAGCGCGGGGAGCATCTTCGGATTAAGTAGGAGGCGGACATGAATAAATTTAGAGAGCTGAGGGCGGATGAGATTGAATGCCGCGTGTCCACAGTAAAAGAGAACGGCTGCTCACTATTGCTGTATAAGGATGCAAGATGTGACATGAACATCCTCGACGAGGCTGTAGGCCCGATGAACTGGGAGCGGAAGCATACGCGGGATAATGCGAATTGTACCGTAAGCATTTATGACAGCGAGAAGCAACTTTGGATATCAAAAGAGGACACGGGCATAGAATCCTTTTCGGCAAAGGAAAAAGGACTTGCATCCGATAGTTTTAAACGCGCCTGTTTTAACTGGGGCATAGGGCGAGAGCTGTATACTGCGCCGTTTATATGGATTCCATCTGATAAAGTGCAAATATCCGGGACAAAGCCTAAATTTACGACATACGATCGTTTCCATGTCACGCAGATCATCTACAAAGATTCCCGGATTGTGGCACTTGCTATTAAAAATACCTCCATTAACAAAATGGCTTTTGTGTATGACATAAGGGGCAAAGGGAAATCATGAATGCGTTTGTGAGGATAGAAAAGTACAAGGACACCGACAAGGGGACATACTTAATTATATCCGTCCCGATTAAAGGCCTCGGCGAAGTCCTCAGCAAAAAAAAG